TTTTAATGAAATTTATGGTTCAAGTAAAACACTTGTTAATTCGTTGTTAGGTGACAGTGGCGTTGGTGGTTATTTAGGAATGATGGGTTATGACACCCGCAAAATTGCAGGTGATCTAGAAGAAGGCTTTGATGAAATGACAGGCCTTGGATCAAACAATGCTGAATATAATTGGGACAAATGGATGAATGAAAGTCTAAGACCTTACTACGAAGGGTTAGAAGAAATTCAAGGAGAACGTGTAGATGAAGACGGAAATAGAATTACTTATGATTTAACCACTGAAGAAGGACAGCAATTTATTTCTGGATTTATTAAAGACTATATTACACCTCGTTTTAATATGTCTAAATCAATGTCTGAGTTTGTTAGTTATTTAGATACTTTAGATGAAGATGAGCAAAATATTTTCCAAACACAAACAGCAATGAATAAATTAAAACAAACAGCTGAGATAAGTGCAAAAGCACAATTTAATACATTAAAAGAAAGCTCAGATCTTTCTGTATTTGATGTTGATTATTACTTTGATCCAACAACAACACTAGAAGGTATTTCTGAAGAAGACTTAGAAAATAATTATATGAATGTTGCAGAAACAAAAATTAAATATGAAAAGCAAAGAGACGAAGTTAGTCGTGATTGGGCTGCAGCTAAGTCAAATCCAAAAAGCAAAACTGGCATTCCTGAATATGCATCTGCATACGACTGGGAACAATGGGCTTATTTTTATGGTGCTGATATAAATGATAAAGATCAATTTGCCAAACTTCATTATCAAGTAGCAGGACAAGGTAAATATGATCCAGCAAAAGATGTTGTTAGTTATAGCACTATGAATGAATACTTTAATGATGTATTGCTACCTCTTGTTGCAGAAGAAAAACTTAGTTTAGAAGATGCTGCATTTATGCAGTTTGTTACACCTGAAGAATTTGCAACAGAGATGTTAGAAGGTATTGATCCTTTAGAAAATAAAGAAGAGTGGAAAAAAGTTTTAGAAACATTTGGTATTGAGGATATGGATGCAAGTTTAGAAGAAGTTAAAGAATATATTAAAGAAGCATTTGAAACGGGAGAAGCGCAAGACATTCGTGAAGGTATTAAGTTTTTAAATGAGCAAAAAGAAGATGTCAATCAACAGACATTAGGTGTTGACTATATTCAACGCGACCCATTACAAATTCTTGGAAAAAAAGGAGACATTGTAGAAGGTTCAGAAGAATGGAAAGAGTTGATGATTAGCTATAATTTTTCGCCAGATTTAAGTTATGACCAAGCTGTATTGGCCTTAAAAGATATAGAAGATATTGACGTTGAAACAACTAATCCTTTATATGAAGTATTTAGAGGTAGTGGATTCGAGGGAAGTGAACAAGATTTTATGAATGAATTTTTTCCTGATGCTACATCAGAAGATATGGCTGATTTAGATTTTCTTGGTCGAGCATTAAAAGGAGATTTAGAACTAACCTCAATTAGTGACGATCCTTTTGCAGCAATGGCGCAATTTGAAGGCTTTTTAGGAGGGACAGAAGGCGATCTATATGGAATTGAAGATGAAGATGCAGATGAAGTGGATAATACAAGTTATTTTGATTTATTTCCAGAAGAAGAAGATTATGCCTCTAATACTGGTCGTGGGATAATAGATTCATGGACCGGTGGGTTGTTTGGTTAATGTCTAGAGCAAAGAAAGCAGCGTCAGCAGCTAAATTACACAAAGACAAAATGGCTTGTAACAAGCCACAAAAAACACCTAGCCATAAAACTAAATCACATGTTGTTAAAGCCTGTGAAGGTGGCAAGGAAAAAATTATTCGTTTTGGACAACAAGGCGTTAAAGGTGCTGGTAAAAATCCAAAGACAGCAAAAGATAAAGCACGCAAGAAGTCTTACTATGCTCGTCATAATGCACAAGATAGCAAACCAAGTAAGATGAGTGCTAGGTACTGGTCACATAAGGTGAAGTGGTAATGAACATGCAACAACAAAGAATTAAAATACCAAAAGAACAATTTGAAGAAATAGCTGGCAAGTATATGGCAATTATTGGCAATCCGCAAGTTAGTCAACAAGCGCACAATAATGCAATGATGGGTTTGACTGAATTTCAAAATAGGTATACCTATAAATGGTAAATGTAGAAATAGACATTAGTATTGAAGATTGTCGTACTTTATATACCGCTGTTTGTGATGCAATACAATATTGGCCTGGTTCCCCAGCAAGACCACCAGAAGAACAAGAAAAACTTCAGCAGATGAAGTTATTTTTGTTTAGTATTATGTGTGAGGCATCTTTAGACCTATGAACAAAAGCGGCAGCTATGTGGTTGGTAAACCCAAAAAATCCAGGCAAGGACAAGGAAAACATTCCAAGCCAAATCACGGACGTAAAAAAACTCGCGGACAAGGAAAATAATGTAAAATTATGGGATATGTAGTGGTTTTATGTATCCTTATACTGAAGCATTGCGTTTAATTAAAACGTTTGAAGGTTTTAATGAACGTGCTTATGCAGATCCAGAGACGGGTGCCGAACCATATACTTTTGGTTATGGTACTCAATTTTACCCTGACGGCATACCTGTTAAACAAGGCCACTGTGTAACCAAAGAAAAAGCAATGGAATACCTTGTTAATGAGGTAGAGGCTATTGCAAAGCAATTGCTTGAATTAAATTTAGGTTTAGATCAATCTATGATCAATGCTTTAATTTCTTTTATACATTCTATTGGTTGGGACGCCTTTTTATACAGCAATATTATTGATAGGTTAGAGGAGAATGACTATGGAGAAGCGGCACAAGATATGTCATGTTGGATTTTTGATATCCACCATCAGGTTATCGGTGGGTTAATTGATCGCCGTCGCCATGAGGTTAAGCTGTTTCTTAGTGAACAAAATCAAATTTTAAATGCCTCTAGGGATATTTTGTTAAAAACTTTTAGAGAGTATAGCGGCTCTAAGGGACAAGTGGCTGCTATTAGACGGTTACAAGAGTGTATGAATCCGTACACGTTATCAGCTTTTGCTAACGATTTTAGCAATCACACCACACTAGAAGATTTTTCAGACAAAGAATTACAAGCAATCTATCAAGACTGGAAGTAGAATAACAAAAGCAATAAACCTTGATATGGAAGACAGTAGCCTCAAGCAATACGAAATGCCATTACATATGCAGCTTGCTATGCGTAAAGCAGAGTTAGCAGCAAATGAAATGACATGGGATCAAATGCACACTGCACTATTAAATTTGTATAGCAGAAGGCTATTGGAACTTCAGTCACTTAAAGATCTTTTGACAGCAGAAGGAGTGGATGTTGAATTTAACATCCCTTCTGATATTGAATTGCAAGAGCTGGCTGTTGCCAAACTCATGATGGAAGAAGGCTTTGAAGAATTTGAAGACGACGAAGAGCCGCCTTCAATTTTTATTTAATTTTTTCTTGGCTGACAATTTAGATTTAGAAAATACTGTGGTTCAGCCAAGAAAAAACTGACGATTGGCGTCAGCGAAATTAGTTATTTTGCAGCGCGACGTGCTTTACGACGAGCAACAGTACGATCAGCTTGACGACCTAATTTACGTGCTGTTTTGGCGGTGTCTTTATCACC